CATCATGGATTGACTTCGATAGTAATTTCATCGGTTATAAAGAAGGAATCAAATGGTGATCCTTCAGTGTATAATTCACTAAAATATTCAAAGCCGTAATCAGGCTGTAGCATTACCGATGTGATATCTTTTGAATCAGAGTCCTCATTAGAAAGATCCTCCGATACAGCGGGGGAAATTAATATGCTGGTAGCTTCATCTAACGCAGCAATAGCTTCTTCTACTGGTAAACTAAAGGTTATTCCAATTATTTCACTTAGAATAACGTTATTGGATAAATTCTTTGTATATGACTGAGCGATAGCATTTTCATCTGTAACACCAAAAGAATCCAAGATATCGTTAATACTAAAGCCTACTCTGGTAGTAATATTAGCAAGTGAGGTAATAGTGTTTACTATAGCATACTCCCCGTGCAACTTCATACCTGCAGGGTGTAGTAGTTCTAATACAGCTTGTTTATAAGCCTTAAGCTGTTGCTCAATTTTTAAAACATATGCGTACGGTTGATAGTAATCCCTATCTTGTAGATAATAATCATCGCTTATAAACCCTCCAGTATCTTTATAATATCCTGGATAAAAGGCTTTTGCACCGCTTGAAATTCTAACTATCGCATCACTGCTTGTACCAATTACAGCAGTAGAAGAATCATATATAAACGTTCTTAATATCTCACCAGCATAGGAGCCATCAAAAGCATCCGGGGCATAATCTACTGTGTTAATAGTACCCTCATCAATGAAACGACCAAAGGTGTCTGTAAGTATAACATTACTACCAATACTATTAAAAGCAGTGGTAGCCGCGGCTCTAGTTTCTGCTGAAAAAGTTATAAAAAAATCACTAGGGTAATTTACACCATAACTCAAAAACTGAACGTTTTTTATACTTGAATCAGTATTAACTTTAATAACTTTTAGACGCGTACCTATTCCATCCGATATATTAACGTCTAAAATATCTCCAACTCTGAATCCTGTACCTGCGTTAACAATCTGGGCTACTGTAGGGATCTGTACTACAACCCCTTTAAAGGTATCTGTTTGTATCGTATCACCAACAACTATATTAGCATTTAAAGAATTATCTATAATATATTCATATATGTCATTACTTACTACAAACTGACTATTAAATATGGTTTCTACTGAATTTTTTCTTAATATTTTTACAACAGTTTGCTTTGTTGTGGAAACCACGCTACAAAGCTTGTCTACTATAGTTGCAGGGTCGCCATAAATAGTTTCAACAAAAATAGATACCTCTTGTGACCAGGTACCTGCAGAGGTCTTTAGAACTTGGTCATATGGATAAAAGTAATCTGGGGTCTGTGCAAAAAGTAATTGCAGTAATAAGTCGTAGGATTTTTCACCGCCCTTAGAATTATATAAGTCCTTTATTTTTTTGATTACAAGATTTTTATTCGCAGCAATTTCTCTAGGTATACTTGAACCATATTGCTTTAAAAAATTCTCAATAAAAAGACTAATTGTTGTATCAATGTCGTTATAAAGAAGTGCGTTTTGTATAACCTCTTGAGGTCCCTGATCTTGCTCAAGAAATTCATAATACGCTTCAAGAAAGCGTACAAAAACAGGGTCATTATCCCGTATGTGCTCCGGTAGCTGGCTTGCTACCAGGGGTGAGAGTTTTTCTAAAAGACGAGTTGTAGGCATTATATTGCAGCCACGCTAATTGTTAATCCCTGAACCCTATCACTTACAACATTACCAGTACTATTATCTAATACTATAACTTGATTTTTAGAGGCAAGAATGTTGTAGCTATTTTCTTGAACAGCAGCGTTAATTCTTAAATCAAACTGATCCTCACTGTACCCGGTAACCAAGATACTGGTTAGGTTTATATCTCCAGTTGCATAATTAACTGTACCCACGTCTCCGATAAATTCATTAGAGTCATCTACTGTATACATTTTTAGAGTCCCAGTACCATCGTAAGACGGGGGCATTACATCGGGGGTATCGGTAATACGAACATGGTATAATTGATTGTTTTTAGTTGTAAAAAATCTTGTAGAGGCAATTTCACCGGGGTGAAGTTTATTTGAAAACTTGAGTTTATCAACTCCGGTAAAAGTATTTACAACATTCAGTACTGGTTCTAGTCTTTTTTGAATAGTAATTTCTGCTAGTACGCTGACGATAGACTCATTGACAGCTGTAATGGTATTGGTTAGTTTAGAATAATAAAAATCTTTTTCAAATTGCTGAAGATTATTGGAGAAGTAATTCGTTATTGCAGATCTTACTTGCTGTTCAATGTAGCTTGAAGATATTGTGGTTAAGTTTTTATTAAACTGTACACTTACCGATAACCCTACATGTAAATAATCCGGGTCAACGAAAATAGGTTTTACAGTAACTACTTGTCTAGGTCTTAGTAAAGTGTTTTTAATTTCTTCTACCAATGCTGCATTTACTGTAAACCCAGTATAAGGTTTTAAAGATATGAATACCCGCCCGTATTCTGGTGGATCGTTTTCCTCACCACCCCAAACCGCCACCGATTCTACATCAGCGTAATTTGATGTAATGAGCGTCTCGTAGTCTGTCTGAGTTATAACACGATTTTGTGTGTTGATTGATCTTGGAGCATTATACCGTATAGACGCAATAGTTTCTTTTATAGCGCCACCGGTTGCATTCGAAACTGTATTAATAGTTATATTAGAGGACCCGCCTATTGTATTTTCAGAAGTAAAAGATTGCTCATAAGATGAGGATGTATTTGAATCTGATCCAGCAGCAATAAGATATTGGATCCGTATTATATTACCAGTCTCAAGCTTCTTACCTAAAACCCCATCGCCAAAAAATAATTGATAATACCCGCGAGTATTTTCTTCAATAAAATACACCTTTGATGTCTCATCGATATCAATTATACCGGTTGAGAGGGTATAGGTTTCAGTAGTAAGATCGGAGGCTGACTTCTGAACAGTAACTAATATAGTAGTTGTATCAGTATCTAAATTTGGTATCTCATACTTCTCGTCAGGGCCAGGTGTCACTACATTAAAATTATATCCAAGTAAGGTACCTTGTTTTACTGTAATATCATTAAACGTATAAGTTGTACCTACTGGGGAAGCTACAGCTGGTTCTAAAGTATAAAATTGAAATGTACCAACTGGAGTAATTGTAGAAAATGGCGTATATCTATCCAGGGTAAGAGTCACTGGTGATCCGGTAGGGTTGTTTACACTAATGTCTAAGACTGCGGTTGATCCTCTGACCGATCTTGGTGTGTAACCTAGATGCTTTGCAAGTGAAACTACAGACGATCTTTTTACTGCAGAATCTAAAAACATCTCATTCATTAGCATGTTGGCCAAGTATGCATTATAGTGGGTGTTATATGCTAGTATATCTAACAATACCGATAGCCCTGACCCTTCAAAGTCATAATCAGTAAACTCATCTTGAGCTTTTAAAAACTCTTTTAAATTTTGTTTGATCTGATCAAAATCAAGCTCGGCGATTCTTAAATTAGACATTATCGTACTCTACTTATTATAGATGTTAGGGTAATTGGCTTTTCAGAGTTAATAAGCTTAAAAAAAACTTCGATTTGTATTTCGTTGTTATCAGATCTATCTGCGATGCTAACATCTAGTAATTTAACTCTTGGCTCGTATTTTTGTATTACATCTCGAATAGTGTTCTTCATCACCTGGGTGGTGATGGGATTAAAGTTTTCAAAAAGCAATGAAAATATCTGACACCCTATTTCGGGGTGAAATGGTCTTTCATAATTTCGTGTAGAAATTAAATTTCTAATAGAAGCTTTAACCGCCTCTTCATCGATTTTTTTTGTAATGTCAGCAGTAGTAGGATGGGTGGTAAAGAGTAAGTTCAGATCCGAGTACTGCCTAGTTTTTCTGTTTATTTCCATTTATTATTTATACCTCATCCTGCAAAGACATTAGGAGAACCTTGAGCGCTTGCATCCCCGTCCGCTATATCATCCCCAATTCTAGTAACCTTTTCATTTTCAACGAATACCGTTTCGCTTCCGCCTGTTATAAGCCTCTCAGCGCCTTCAAAGTGGGTGGGACTCTTGGGTTTGGTGTGAGTGGCAAAACTACCACCTTTAACGGCAACTAAAATTCCATTAGCATAAACCGTACTATTATTTGGAGTTGTAACTGCCGAAGGTGGGTAGCCTTCATGCCCAGTTGA